GATGTCTATCGAGTCACGGACCAAGCCGGCGTCATCGAAAGCGATGCCTTCGACTCTGCACTCGCGGCCGCGCTCCATCTTGCCCAGTAGGGCGTTGAGATCCTGGTCCGGCAGGCATTCCAGCACACCGTTCACGGAGGCGGTCTCCTGCCGGACGAGCCACATCAGCGAGTACATCCGGCCGAGGTCACGAATGCGCTGGTAGAGCACGTCCCTCTGCAGCGCATTGAGGCGCAGGTCATCCGCGCGATCGGGCTCAACCACGGTCAACCGACGCGCGCGCCTGCCCGTTCTTGCACCCATTGCTGCTGCTACCGCTGCGGCCATCCCACGCATTTCCTGCTCGCTCACTGACATCTGGCTCACCCTCCTGATCGGAACCTGGCGATGACGTTGCGACCAGCTGACGCGAGATCCTTTTCCCCTTCAATCCCAGATGCCCAGCGGTCCATCACTTCGGCCGTGGCGATGTCGATCAGCCGATCGCGGTCTTCTTCCGGGATGGGGTCCAGGACCATGTCATTCACATAGTCGATCAACCTCACCGTGGTGGCGATGATCTGACGCTGCAGTCCCGCAGACTGAGACTGAGAATGAGAGCCGGACGGCGCTCCGACAAACATGGGCAGGGCGCCTTCAAGTATCCATGTCGAGCTGATGCCCAAGGCCTGCTGCGCTTTTGAGGCACCGGCGGCGCTCACGCCCGTAGACCTGGTTTCCCAGTTCTTCACGGTCTGTGGCGACTGGCCGATGGCCCGCGCGAGTTCTGACTGCCCCCGGATTGGGGATTCAAGGCGTTGGGCTGCGTCGTAGAGACGCTTCATGGAGGGGTGCATAGAAGCCATGCGCCATTGTCCCGCCGCTAAACATGGCGTGGTTACACGTGGTGTTGACTGCGAAGTAAACATGGCGTGTAATGTAGCCATGAACGCCAAACCCACCCCCGAAGTGCATCCAGACGCCCAGTTGATCGATCAGCTGGGCGGTCCGGCCGTTGTCGCTCGCGCCCTTGGCTTCGAAATGCCTGGCGGCACGAAGCGCGTCCACAACTGGAAGACGCGCGGTATCCCAGCGCTGACGCGGCACCAGCGCACGGACGTTTTCGGGCCAGTTCCCAAGAACTTCGGCTCGTCCTAACCCGGACACCTCAACGCTCCCCGGCAGGGAAGGGGAGCACCGCCCCCAGCGCCATCCCTGGCGCTCGGCGGGGCTGGCGCAGGCATCGCACCACATCCCGGCCTTTGACCCTCCTGATCGCGTACGACCTCCCCGCCATGTGCACCAGCCTGACCACATTCGGTGCCCACAGCAGCCTTGCTTCCTTTTTCGCTCGCTTCTCCATGCCGCGCATCTTGCGCCGGCGTCGTAACGCAAACCACGTTCACCGAGACCGCCCATGAACATCACAGACGCCGCACACAAGACCGTGAAGGACTACCCCGGTGGTAGTGAAGCGCTGGCCGTCCGCATCGGCATGTCCGCCGCGGTGCTGCGCAACAAGGTCAACCCGAACAACAACACGCATCACCTGACCCTAGCCGAGGCCAGCGAGATCATGGGCGTGACCGGTGACGACCGCATCCTCCACGCGATGGCCGCTGAGCACGGCTACACCCTCCAGAAGATGCAGGCGGACGGCATGGCGTCCGTGATGGGGGCGATGCTGGAGAACGCTGCCAAGCAAGGCGCTTTCGCGCAGGCGCTGCAGGAGGCTCTGTCTGACGGCCTGATCAGCGAGAACGAGATGAAGGCCATCAGCAGCGCCGGCACTGCGCAGGTGGAGGCCATGATCAAACTGCTGGCACGCCTGCGGGCTGTGACCGGCCTGCGTGGAGTAGGGGCATGAACCACGTAGCCAATCCTCTCGCCCACGCTATGTGGCTGGTCCGGCAGCGCTGGCACATCGCCGGTTGCCTGCAACTCCTGCGAGGTGCGTGATGAGCACTGATGCGCGCCTGAGCGTCGGCCTTCCTGGCCACCCCAAGACGAAGAAGTTGATCCGCCGTCTGGACGCCTCGGCGGGCTGGTCCCTGGTGTGCCTGATCCTGTGGGCCCGCGCAAACCGGCCCGATGGCGACCTGTCCGGTATGTCAGCCGAGGACATTGAGCTGGCCGCTGATTGGACCGGCGAGAACGACGCGTTCGTCCGCGAGCTGGCGTCCGTAGGCTTCCTGGACGGCGTGGAAGGGGCCTACCAGTTGCACGACTGGGCTGATCACCAACCGTGGTCGGCAGGGTCGGACCTGCGTTCACTGAAGGCGAAATGGAACGCGGTGAAGCGTCATCACGGCGAAGCTGAGGCTGATCGACAAGTTCCCGAGTATGCGCGGATTCGTGCTGCAAGCTCCGATTCGGATGCTAGTAGCAAGAAAATTGATGCTACTAGCAATGCTGGTAGCAGTGATGCAGCAATGCGCCCAGCAGCTTCTAGCAATGCTCCGTCTCCGTCTCCGTCTCCGTATCCAAAAGAAGAAAAGCCCCCCCATACCCCCCCGGCTGACGCCGAGGGGGCAAAGCCCGGACGACGGAAGCGGGAGAAGATCACCTTCGCCGCATTCCTCGACCTGTGCCAGGAGGCGGGCGAGTCGGCCATCCCGCGGACCGATCCGATCTTCACGTTCGCTGCGGACACCGGGATCCCGAGGGACTTCCTGCACCTGGCGTGGCGCGAGTTCGCCGCCCGCCATCGCGATAGCGGCCGGATGCAGAAGGACTGGCGGGCCCATTTCCGCGACGCCGTTCGCCGCAACTGGTTCAAGCTCTGGTGGTTCCCGGCGACCGGACCCTGTGAGCTGACGACCGCCGGTGTGCAGCTGGCCCGTGAGCGCGATGCCGAGCGTGCCCGGGAGCAGGATCAGGAGCAGGCCGCATGAGTGCTCAGCCTGCCTACCGAGACGACGACGGCCATCTGCCGGTGCCCCCGCATTCGATCGACGCTGAGCAGTCCGTCCTGGGCGGCTTGATGCTGGCGCCGGAAGCGCTGCGCGAGGTCCGCGACTTGCTGACCGAACTGGACTTCTATCGCCGCGATCACCAGCTGATCTGGCACGCCATCTGCGATCTGGCCGATCGCGAACAGCCCTTCGACACGGTGCTGCTGATCAACTGGTTCGAGAACCAGCGGCAGCTGGAGCTGGTCGGCGACGGTGCGTACTTGGTCGAACTGGCCAGCACCACGCCGTCCGCGGCCAACATCCGCGGCTATGCCGAGGTCGTGCGCAACAAGGCACTGCTGCGGGGCGTGATCGAGCGTGCGACCGAGATCACCAACGACGCCTACGGGACTGCCGACGAGGACGCCGATGCACTGGTGGCCAGCGCCACAGCGAAGTTCGCCAATCTGAGCGTGCAGTCGGGCGGCAACGGTGGCCTGGTGATGGTGCGCAGCGATCTGCAGGGAATGTGGGAGGAAATGGAGGCCCGTTTCGAGGGCACCGCCGACCTGGGGCTGGTTCCGCCGTGGCAGAACGTGGCCAGGAAGCTGCCCGGTCTGGAACCCACCGACCTGATGATCCTCGCGGCTCGTCCGTCGATGGGTAAGACGGCCAACATGCTGGAGTGGGTCTACAGCGTCGCGGCGCAGGGCAAGCACGCTGCGGTGTTCAGCCTGGAGATGGCGCGCAGGCAGCTGCTCGCTCGGCTGATGAGCATGCACTCGGGCGTGCCGCTGTCGCGCATGCGGGTGAAGGGCGAGCTGACCGACGACGATTGGCACAAGCTGAGCATCGCCCGCAACTTCCTGCATGGCCTACCGCTGGCGATCGATGATTGCGGATCGTTGCCGGTGGATTCGCTGGTGGCGCGCGCGTCCCGCATGCACGCCAAGGTGAAGGGCGGCTTGGGCGTGGTCGCGGTCGACTACCTGCAGCTGCTGTCAGGGCCGGCCAAGGCCGGTAACCGGACCGAGGAAGTCTCCTACATCTCTCGCACGTTGAAGAAGCTGGCCAAGACGCTGGGCTGCCCGGTGATCGCGCTGTCGCAGCTCAATCGGTCGCTGGAAACGCGCACCGACAAGCGCCCGGTGATGGCCGACCTGCGCGAGTCAGGCGGCATCGAGCAGGACGCCGACGTCATCGCCTTCATCTACCGCGACGACTACTACACGAAGGATGCCTGCGGCGCTCCCGGCATCTCGGAGTTCATCCTGGCCAAGAACCGCCAGGGTGAGACCGGTACCGCCTACCTGCGCCACCACCTCGAATGCAGCCGTTTCGAGAACTACCACGGCGAAAAGCCGAACTACACCCTGAAGACCTTCGTACGGGATGCCGCTGGCGACGATGACGGTGGATTCGACGCCCCCGCAGGCCATCGCAGGAGCGGCAAGGACCGCGCCGCAGGAGATCGCGCATGACCATGACCGCAGCAGCAAAGAAGATCCGCGCCAAGCGCGCGCGCCGACCGATCTACATGGTCGTGACCAAGTTGATCGATCCGGCCACCGGCGAGCTGGTGGCTGCACTGGTGCCGGCGCATGACGTTGACCAGCGCCTGATGCGCGAGCGCAAGTTCAAGGTAGGCCGCGAGGTTCGCGCGGAACTGAAGCAGCCGCGCGAAGGGTGGCAACACCGCCTGGTGCACAAGATCGGCCAGCTGATGGTCGACAACGTGGAGGGCTGGGAGCAGCTCGGCAGTCACGACGCGGTGAAGCGCCTACAGCGCGAGTCTGGAACTTGCTGCGAGGAAATGGAGATCGACGTCCCCGGCGTCGGCCGCCTGATGGTCAAGCAGGCCGAGAGCCTGTCGTTCGACGAAATGGAACAGGACCGATTCCAGGTCCTGTTCGATGGCATCACCGAGCACATTGGGCAGAGCTACAGCCACGTGATGCTCGACGAGGTGCGCGCCGAGTTCTGGAACATGGCCGGGCAGAACAGGAGGGTTGGGTGATGGACCGATCAGGCAGTCAGCGTGGCCAGGAATTTCTGGATGCGGTCGATGGCGTCGCGGCATTCCTTCTGGGCGAACACCAGCGTCTCGATGAATTTCTCGCTGTCAGTGATCGCCAATGTGCCGTTGCGGAGCAACTCCTGAGCCTCCTCGAACTGGTTGATCGACGTGAATCCCGGGCCGCCAGCGTGGTTATCAAGAAGGTGCATTTCCCCCTCCAAGTCACGCAAGTCATCCGGAACGGAAACGACCCGCAGATCTCCAGACCTGGCTGCTCTGCGAAGAGTCTCTGCTTGATCCAGCTGCGTAGTGATCAATCGGTCAAACCGGCCGAAGATCCTGTTGGCCCTGACGTGCCTGCCAATCTTGTCTCGACGATCGCGCTCGGCGAGGTCCAGCCTGGAGGCCCTGTGTTGCCACCACGCGATGATGATCGCTGCGATGATCGCCGCGACACTGCCCACGGCTTGAACCCACGCTGCCTGAACTTCGGGCTTCATCACGCACCATCCAATCCACTCGCAATCCATGCCATTCCCCTTGGTTACTGGGGGCAAGCATGAAGCGTGGTCGCTCTACCGGCAAGCCGACCCTTGCCCAGCAGCAGCGGATGGATGCCATCGCGGAGATCGGCTGCATCGTGGCCCATAGCCTGGGCATCGACTTGGACGACAGGCCTATCCCGGCCGAAGTTCACCACCTGACGGTCGGCGGCAAGCACGGCGCCAAGCGACGTGGCCACGATTTCACCATCGGTCTGAATCCGTGGTCCCACCGCGGCGAGCCGTTCGGCGGTATGTCCGCCGCCCGCTGCGAGGAACTGTTCGGCCCGTCGTACGCCCGCCAACCTCGCAAGTTCCGCCAGGACGTCGGCAGCGACGACTACCTGCTGGACCTCCAGAACACACTGATCGAGAAACACATGAAGGAGACCCGCCAATGGCAAGCCGCCTGACGTTCGGCATCGACCCCGGCCTGACAGGCGCCATCGTGACGCTGCTGGACGGCGAGCCCGGCCCAATGGTCGATATGCCGGTGATGGACGGGGAGGTCGACGCGCGCGCGGTCGCATCGTTCCTCCGGCAGCAGCGGGACGCCAACCCTGGAGCGCTTATCGCCGTGGCCTTGGAACGGATCCACGCCCGGCCGATGCGCAACGGCGAGGGCAAGGCCATCGAGGGATCTGTGGCCAGGCACAACCTAGCGGAGGGCTTCGGCCAGCTGAAGGCAACCGTGCGGCTGCTGGGCCTGCAGCTGTTGCTGGTCCAGCCATCGGTCTGGAAGCGACGCTTCGATCTGTCGGGGAAGGGCAAGGACGCGGGCCGTGTGCTGGCTATCCAGCGTTTCCCCGCTGCGGCGGTGCAGCTGCAACGGAAGAAGGACAACGGCCGGGCGGATGCGCTGCTGATTGGTCTGTACGGCGACAGCCTGATCAGGGGTGGCGCATGACCACCGCCGAGGCCCGCACGCGGAAGCGATATAACGCCTACCTGCGCCGGCATGGCGTCTGCTCTGTCTGCACCATGCGGGAGCGCGGGAGCAGCCCGGCGCACTGCCAGCGCCGTCCGGAAAGGAGGGGGAACTGCGACACCGACGGCCTGCTGCCGGTGTTTCGCTTCGATGAGAACGTGTTGAAGGGGATGCGCGATGGCGACCGATGACAACTTGACGGCGCAGCTGCGTGCTTGGGGGTTCGCCCAGGCCAATCGGTTCGCGCTGACCTATGCCGACCGTAGCACTCACGTGCTGGAGAAGGCCCGAGACATGGCGCCCGGGACCCGCGAACGGGCCCTGCGCGACCTGGTGGGCCGAGACGGATCCAGCCGCCGGCGTTTCATGGCCGAGCGGAGCGGGGTGCAGGGCTTGGCGATGCTGCCGACATGGGCAGTGGACCCGATCCGGTCTAGCAACGACGCCGACAAGCCCCACGACAACCCCGAGATCGCCGTAGACGTGGGCATTCCTGACGAACTGAGGTGGGTGGAGAGGGCCTTGGCCTCGATGATGCGCCAGCATCCGCTGCGTGCCCTGGTGGTGCACACGGAGTACACGGTGTCGGCCAGCCAAGCGGTCAAGGCGCGCATGGTGGCGGAAAAATACGGCGGCACGCTGTCGGTCTGGCAGTACCGTCGTGAGCTGCAGCGCGGGGTCGATTGGATCACCGGCGCTATGGCTGCTTAGCCGTTGATCATTTCTTCCAATCGAGAGTAGGTCTGGAGTGCTATGCGCTCATTGCCGGTGACGTCGGTGAGCTCTTCCCCGTTAATGAGCGAGATTTTGCAGCTGTAGCGGGAGCTGCCGGCGCCTTCGCCGTTGTCGGTCACCGAGGTAAACGTGGTGATGTGTTCCATCCGAACGTAGCGGTCTGCGAAGTAAATGAACATGGCCGTCCCTGCATGTGTGGAGC